GGAAATGGTTGGTCAGATTGTGGTTATCATTATGTCATTACTCTTAGTGGTGAGATACAAGATGCTAGACCAGAAAGAAAGATAGGTGCGCATTGTAAAGGTCACAATAGAAATTCTATAGGTATATGTTACATAGGAGGTATGGATAGAACTATGGACAAATGGATAGATACTAGAACACCTGAGCAAAAAGAATCATTAGAACAACTATTAAAAGATTTAAAACAGAAGTATCCAGAAGCTAAAATATATGGACATAAAGATTTTACTAATAAGAAAGTATGTCCTTGTTTTGATGCTAAGGAAGAATATAAAAATATAAGTAATGGGAATAGAGAATAAAAAAGTTAATGTAGATATTGACGGAGATGGTAAACCTGATTTAAACTTAGACCTAAAAACTATTATAATGGTAGTAGGAGGGATTATTAGCTTAACTATGACTTACTCTACCCTTACTAAACAAATAGAGCTTAATAAGCAAGAAATAGAGGTTGCTAAAAAGCTACCACCTGCACAATCATTAGAAGTTATTAAGCAAAGAATAGAGTTTCTTGAAGGACAAATAGAATCCAAAGATAAACGACTAGATAAGATAGAAGATAAAATATATAAAAGATGAACAAGTTAATTGAGTTTGTTTTTATGATAGTAATCATATTAGTAATTGGCTCATTTACTGTTTTACCTTTATCATAAATAATATGACAAAACCAATCGAATTAGGAGAAAATTCTAAAATACAATTAGACCTTAAAAGTTTAATAGGTATAATATTAGGTATATTGTCTATAACAGGTGTTTGGTTCACTTTAACTGCTGAAATTGCTACACTACAAATGGATGTAGCACGACTACAATACAATCAAAGTTTAAATGACGAATTTAGAATAAAATGGCCAAGAGGAGAATTAGGTGCTTTACCTGCTGATGGCAGACAAGATTTAAAAATTGAGTATATGGAAAAAGAATTAGAAGAAATATATACAATACTAAAAGAACTAAAATGATAGAAACACTTAGGCACTTACTTGGAATTTGTGGCGAAAGTCATATAAACATTTACACAGTAATTTTATCAGTAATTATTTTAAAATACATTTATGAAAAATATACTAGCAAAACTATTTGGAGGAGCAGCAGGAGGAGTAGCAGAGAAGATATCTAACATCATAGCTAAACATACTTTCTCAAAAGAAGATAGAGCAAGGTTTGAAAATGAGATGACTAAGGTGTTAATAGATGCAGAAGCTGATATGCAACAAAACGTAACAGAGCGTTGGAAAACTGATATGAATAGCGACAGTTTTTTAAGCAAGAATGTAAGACCTTTAGTATTAATCTTTTTAGTTGTATCTACTGTACTTATGGTGTTTATAGATGCAGGTGTTATTTCGTTTGAAGTTAAAGAAAGTTGGATTGATTTGTTACAGTTAGTTCTTATAACAGTCATAGGAGCTTATTTTGGGGGTCGTAGTTACGAGAAAATAAAAAAGTAATGGCAAAGGTTACCTCAACTAATTATCGTGCCTCTAAACGCACTAAAAGACCTAATGTACATTCTAAGAACGCAAGTAAGGGTCAAGTAAAGTTTAAAAAGAAATATAGAGGACAAGGCAGATAAATATTTTTTTATATATTTGTCAATGCTAATAGCTAAACTTGCACAACCTAATAAAGTTGGACGGTGCTTGGAACAGGCACTTTAAATTTCTTTTTTGTAGGTTTTTTCTTTCTTTTTCTTTTTACTCTTTTTCTTTTTCTTTCTTTTTAGTTATAAATTCTTATATTAGTAAAATGAGAAAGGTATCACGTAAAACACTTGTAAAGAAGTTAGATACGATATTTTCAATATTCATTAGATTACGTAAAGCTAATAAGCAAGGTATAGTTACTTGTTATACTTGTGGAAAGAAAGACCACTATAAAAAAATGCAGAACGGACATTTTATGTCTAGAAAATCCTACTCAACAAGATGGGAAGAATTAAACTGCCAAGTACAATGCTATGCCTGTAATGTAATGAGATATGGTGAACAATATAAGTACGGACTAGAACTCCAAAAAGAATACTATAAAGATTTACCTGAAGAACTATTAATACAATCTAAACAAATTGTAAAGTTCTCTAATATAGATTTAGAAGAAATGATAAATAAATATAAAATATTAGTAGAGAAAAGAAAAAAAGAATTATATTTGTAGAATATCTGTTTTTACGCAGGTCTGTAATCTTTTTGTTTTGAAAGGGGGAATTAATCTTCTCCCTTTTTTTTTGTAAAATACTTGACTTGTATTGTTTTTTTATTTACATTTGTTAAAAACAAACATTATAGATATGCCAAAAAACTTTCACACTATTAACCTATCATTAGAAGAATTAGACATTATAAAGATGTCATTAAAACACTCAGTTAAAACTGCTGACTGGGATTTGTACAATGATAGTAAAGCAGAATTAATCCTAAAACAAATAGATAAACTATGACTTACACAGAAGATTACATTAGACAACTACAATTTCAAGTAGAAGCATTACAAAAAGAAAATGCAAATTTAAGAATTAAGAATTTATCACTATCTTCAACTAGTGAAATTAAAGAACAAGAAGAATCAAATAACTATTATAAATCTAAACAATGAAAAGTAAAATCACTCACGTAGAATCTAAAGGCACTTGGTCTAATACATCTGGTTCTTTTAATAAATTTCAAGTATCATTAGCAAATGGTAATTCTTACAGCTTTCTAGCAAAAGGAGAATTTAAAAAGAAAGTAGGAGAAGAAATAGAATATGAAATCACAAATGAAAAGTATGGTACGGCTAAAATAATATATCCTAAACCACAAACATCTTTTAGTAAACCTCTTGACACTCACAATTCAATACTAAAACAAGTAGCATTTAAAGGAGCTATAGAACTTGCAACTTCTGGAAAGATAAACATTCAAGAAATAGAAGAATTTACAAATCAATTTAATCAAATATTAAAACAATAATTATGCAAATCACAGGAAGAATTAAAAAAATCAATGAATCAAAAGTATTCGGAGGTAACAACTTTAGAATAAGAAGTATGGTATTAGTAACAAATGACAAATACCCACAAACATTACAAGTAGAGTTTACACAGGATAGAGTTAATCTACTAGACCATTACACAGAAGGTTCTTTTGTAAAGACATCAATTAACCTAAAGGGTAGAGAATGGGAAAATCCTAAAACTAATGAAGTAAAGGTATTTAACACTATAGAGGGGTGGAAGATAGAAGATGATGTAGAACAAGTAACAGCTTCAGAACAAAGTCCTGATAGAAGCGATGATTTACCATTTTAAATGACTGCTGAAGAAAGAAAAAAAGCTCCTGTTTATTCAGGGGTTTTAAATTATTTTCCAGATGCTATTTTAGAAGTGGCAAAAGTTTCTTATATTGGTAATCAGCAACACCATCCAGACAAACCTTTGCATTGGGATAGAAACAAGAGTACAGACGAATTAGATGCTCTTACAAGACATTTAATAGACGCAGGTAAATTAGATTCAGATGGTATGAGACATTCAGCTAAGGTAGCTTGGAGAGCTTTAGCTAACTTACAAAAGGAAATAGAAAACGATTAATATGTTAATAAACTTTGACGACCAAATAGATAAACTTTATAAAATAAGAAATGGTCAAATGGTTGAAGGATTAACATTAGGATTCCCAGAAATAGACGAATATTTTAGATTTAAGGCAGGTAATTTTCTTGTATGCCTTGGACACGCAAACGTAGGTAAAACGACTGTTATACTTTATTTAATGTTGCTTTATTCATTAAAGCATAATACAAGATGGTTAGTATTTTCTAGTGAGAATGATGCACACAGTATTATAAGAAAACTAATAGAGTTCTTAGCTGCTAAACCAATCAACAAAATTCCTGAAGAAGAATTTAACAAACACAAAGAATTTATATTTCATCAATTTAAGATTATTGACACTAACCAATTACATACATATAAATCTTTATTAACTTTAGCTACTAATATTAAAAAAGCGTGGAACTACCAAGGGTTCTTAATAGACCCTTATAACTCTTTAATGAAGGATAGAGATATGTTAAAAGGAATTAACTCACACGATTATGATTATGAGGCAACGTCTGAGATACGATTATTCTGTAAAACTCATAATGTATCAGTATGGTTAAACACTCACGCAGCTACAGAATCTTTAAGAAAGAAACATAATATACAAGATGAATACGCAGGACATCCAATACCTCCTATGGCTAGTGATGTAGAGGGTGGTGGTAAGTTTGTAAATAGAAGTGATGAGTTTATAGTAATTCACAGATATACACAACACCCTACAGATTGGATGTATAATCACATACACGTAAGAAAAGTAAAAGATATTGATACAGGTGGGAGACCTACTCCATTAGATGAACCTATAAAACTAAAATCAATTTTAAATAATGTAGGATTCCAAATTAATGGAAGTAATTTAATTAGTCCTACTATGACAGAACAAGTTAACTTTCCATTTTGAAAACACCAGTAGAAATAGCGTATAAGAAACATAATCAATGGACAGATATTGTTATAACTTTTGGAGGTTTAAACAAAGAAGAAGCTGAAGATATAGTACAAACTATGTATATTCTTTTAATCAAAAATACCAGGAAAGGTATTGACTTTATGTACGGTGATGAAATAAACTATTATTATGTATTTAAATTATTAAGAGGTTTATATGTAGATTTGATTAGAAAGAAAAGTAAAGTTAAATTAGTTAGCTTAGAAAATATAGAACCTATTACAGAGATTGACCATAATAACTATGATGAGGTCTATCAGAAGCTACAGGAGATACTTAAAGATATGTACTGGTACGATAAAAAAGTATATGAAATAGTAGAAGATGGTACTAATATAAGTGAGCTATCCAGAAAAAGTAAAATAAGTTATTACAGCTTATACAATACTTATAAGAAAGTTAAACAGAAACTAAAAGAAAATTTATAGTGGTAATTAATCAAATATATATTTTAGATGAAAGTGAACAAAAGATAGTTGAACTTTGTGCTATGCAAAGGCAAAACAATAAAAGTAAAACAGGTTGGGATGGTTATAAAACAGTAAATGTTAAATCTGATGTAGAATTAAATATAGTTGGCTTTGGTGGTGAGTTTATTTTTGCTAGAGAAAACAATTTATATCCAGATTTTAAAATACATAACACATCTAAACAATTACAAACAGATAATTATGATGCTGTATGGAATGGATATTCTGTTGATATAAAAGTTAATAGAAACAAAAATAATCCTTTGATGATTCCTAAATATGCTAAAAGTAATTGCAAGATATTTGCATTATTTACTTGTAATTATCCTGAATATATATTTGAAGGTTTTATAACAAACGAAATAATATTCCAAGAAAAAAATCTAAAAATGACAAGAGTAGAAGCATATGTAATTGAAAAGAAAAACTTATTAAGCCATATAGAATTAAATAATATATTATGAAACTAGGAAACTTAGTAGAACTTATAACGACATACACAGGCATAAAATACATAGTAGATACTTACCATAGTGTGAGAGGAACTAAGTGCGAATGTGACAAAAGAAAAGATGCTTTAAATCAATTTAAAATAGACAGAAATGGAATCACAAAAGTTTAGTAAAGAAGAATATAAAAACTGGACAGAGTTTAAATCTGCTAATGGTAAAAGCATAAATAGAAAAGAACAAGAGTTAATAGCTAAACTACATTCTAAGTACTTTAAGCACTCGTATTATTTACCTTGTACTTGCACTCCAAAAACATATATAGCGTGGATTAAACAACTTAATGATATTTACGCTAATGGGATTAAATAAGATACACTTATATGAACAAACAGTAGTCAAGGTATTAAACTTAGATAACTGGGATTTAAAATGGTCAGGTAATGGCTTTGAGCATTATGATGCTGAAGGATATACTCCTAAGGGACATAGATGCGTAATAGAAATGAAATTTAGAAATAAATACTATGAAGAAAAGATGTTAGAAGTATTTAAGTATGAACAACTTATAAGTATGGATTCTGAAATAGTTAAGCTCTATTTTGTATCAGACCCTAAAGGAAACTACTTGTATTGGTTAAACTATTTAGAGATGCCTGAACCTGTAGAGATGTATTGTCCTGATACTACAATGTGGACTAAGAAACGATTATTAAAACCTGTATATCTTCTAAAAGAAAAACACGCTAGTATTATAAATAAAGATATACATAATTAAATTTTGTTAATAACATTTTATTACTTATATTAGCATTATTAACAAACGTACATTAATTTACTGAGATTAGGCAAAACGCATAGGGAGACAAGGCGCATAACTTGGAAACGATGCTTATTACTGAATAGCGACTGAAACTTAAGTAAGTACGCACCTTAGGGAGTGCTAGGGAAAAGATAGTTATACAAGCTCTATGAGAATAGACATACCCAAGCGAGGTATAGGAGTTATTTGAAAGATTAATAACGAAATGAAATCGTAACCTGTCTATGGGCGAACTTGAAAACAAATATGGCAGTTGTATTTGCAATAGCAATTAACTAATCTTAGTATTTAATAAACAAACTAAAAAATAAAATTATGTCAGAACCAATAAGTAATGAAATTTTTGAAACATTTAGAATTAGAGAAAGAGTAAAAGAACAAAAAAAAGCTATTAAACTTCTTGCAGAACAAGGATACACTATACTCGATTTAGAAAATAATATTATAAATAAAAATAATATTAAAGAAACTAATATCTAAAACAAAATGAGACAAAGACGGTATAGAAGCAATCAGGGTAGAAATCCTGCTAAAGAAAGAGCATCCTTAAAAATAGTTGCTTATAGTATAATTGGAATACTAATCACAATAATAATTTACTATGCCTATACCTAAAAAGAAATCATCAGAAACAAATAACGAATTTATTAATCGTTGTATGTCAGACCAAGTAATGATTAAAGAATATCCAAATCAAAATCAAAGATTGGCAGTATGTGCAGCACAGCTTAAAACAAAATGACACTTTTTCAAAGACAGATATACGAAGCAAACTTCAATTATATAGGGCAAACATTAATCAAAGCATACGACAAGAAAAAAAAGAACAAAGAATCTACTAAGGAATTATCAAACCTTATAAAGAATTTAAATGAGATGTATATGTTCACTAATAATGCTTTAAACGAATTGCATATAATGGATTTTAAAATTAAATTAGCAGAATCAGATAAACTAAGAGCTATAGAAAGAGCAAGAAAATCAGAAAAACTATTAAAATGATACAACTACTAGACGGTAAAAACTATGACCATAAAGAACTATTATCTAAAATGGATGATGATTCTTTCTACTATGGAGAACTTAACAAGTTAGCATTAAGTAGCTCCTCACTTAAATTACTATTATCAAGTCCTAAAACTTATAAGCACGTTACTCAGTATGGAAATCCAGAAACACAACCTTTAAGAGATGGGTGGTTATTTCATACAGCTATATTAGAACCTCACGTTTTTAATGCACAGATATTTGTAGATGTTGCTAGTAAGAATACAAAAGCATATAAATTAGCAAAGGAAGAACACGGTAGAGTATTTACAATGCAAGAAAAGAATAAAGCTGAGAAATTAGCAGATGCTTTCTTTAGAAACGAACACGCACTTAAAATGATAACTGACTGTGATTTTGAAGTTCCTGCAATAGGCAATGTTTGTGGTTATCCATTTAGAGGTAAGGCAGACGTTCTGGGAAAAGGTAGAATAGTAGATTTAAAAACTACAACAGACATTAAAGGTTTTCCATATGCTGCAAAGAAATACGGATATGATGTACAATGCTATTTATACTGTGAACTATTTAAGGTGGGATATGAAGAATTCAAATTCCTAGTAATGGACAAAGGAAGTTTAGATTTAGGTGTATGGGATTGTTCAGAAGAATTTTATTTAGAAGGTAAAAGAAAAGTAGAGAAGGCAGTAGATATATTTGAAACATTCTTTATTAATGGAGCTGCATTAGATGACTACATATTGACAGGTACGCTTTGAAAGAACTAATAGAAGATATAGACATTATAATAGATGCTATAGATATGGGAGACACAGAAGATGCCGTGGGTATGCTTCAGGAGATACAAAGAGAACTAAAAATTAAATTATTATTATTATGAAAGAATCAAATGTTATAAAGCAATCGAGTATAGTAACTGAAAAAAGAGCTTTATATATTGCACAACAAGTAAATAAATTATCAGGTTTAGATGTGTTTGAAAATACAAGACAAAGAGAACACGTAGAAGCAAGGTCTTTAGTTTGTTTTGTGCTTAGAAAATATTTAGGAATAGGATTAAGTAGAATAGCTAACTTCTTTAAAGAGAATGGAAAGAATATGCACCACGCCACAGCACTACATTTAATTAGGAACTATGATATTTATAAATTATACAATAAGAACATAGATAGGTGGCTAGACATTATTATAAATGATATTGATGACGTGGGAAATGAAAACAAAAGAATCTTAATTAAACATCGTATAAAGTATCTTACTAATAAAGACATAGACGACTTAGCACTCTACACAGAGGATATGTATAATAAAGTTTTACAAAGAGAAGAAAGTATTTAAAAATTTAATTTATTTTTCGATATATAGATATACAAAAGATTAATTAATTAATTTATATTAATTCTATGGATGGTAGAAAAAACAACGGTGGACATTCAACAAAAGGATTTGCAGGTAGAAAACCTAAGCAAGAGGAGGTACAATTAATAGAGAAACTTACTCCATTAGAACCTTTAGCATTTGAAGCTCTTAAAGATGGCTTAGAAAAAAAGGACTTTAAATTTGTTCAACTCTACTATAATTACTTTGCAGGTAAACCAAAAGAAACAAAGGATATAACTATAAACGAAGATGTACCTTTATTTATTGATTAATGTTTGCTAAAACAGAAGCAGTAGTAAAACTTAGAGAATTACACAAAAGAATAAGAATTGTAAGGGGAGGTAGTTCTGCAGGTAAGACCATAGCTATTCTAATGATACTTATTGACTATGCTATTAAAAACAAGAACAAAGAAATAAGCGTAGTAGCAGAATCAGTCCCACACTTACGTAGAGGAGCTTTAAAGGACTTTCTTAATATACTTAAACAAACCAATAGGTACGATGATAGAAAGTTCAACAAATCAACTCTAAAGTACCAATTCAGTACAGGGTCATATATAGAGTTCTTTAGTACAGACCAACCAGACAAACTTAGAGGAGCAAGAAGAACAGACCTATTTATAAATGAATGTAATAACATTCCTAGCTTTGAGGTGTACCAACAACTAGCAGTAAGAACATCAGAAACCGTGTGGTTAGATTACAATCCTAGTAACATATTCTGGGTAGATAAAGAACTAATAGGTCAAGAAGATACTGACTTTCTAACATTAACTTATAAAGACAACGATAGCTTACCTGCTTCAATAGTTAAAGAAATAGAGAAAGCTAAAGTAAAAGCTAAGACATCAACATACTGGGCAAACTGGTGGAAGGTATATGGACTTGGTGAGATAGGAAGTTTAGAGGGAGTGTGTATTCCTGATTGGAAATATATTGATAACATACCATATGAAGCTAGGTTACTTTGTGGAGGGCTTGACTTTGGTTATAGTGTTGACCCTAGTACGATTATCTTATTATACAAATGGAACGATGCTTATATATTTGATGAGATACTTTATAGAAAAGGGATGCACAATAGAGATATAAGTAGATTCTTAAAAGACAATAATACAACTACTCACCTATGGGCAGATTCAGCAGAACCAAAGAGTATTAGTGAGATACGTGCTTACGGACATAAAATATCTGGAGTAACAAAAGGTAGGGATAGTGTGATATATGGAATCAACTTAATGAATCAAAATGAAATCTATGTTACCTCCAGGTCTAAGAATCTAATAAAAGAACTACAAGGTTATATATGGGCAAAAGACAAAGAGGGAAACAACATACAGAAACCTACAGGGACACATCCTGACTGTATTGATGCAGCTCGATATGCTTTAATGATGCAGCTAGAGAATCCAAATAGAGGCAGATATACTATTCAATAATTAAGTTTGTATTATTAACATTTTTTAATATCTTTGATGGTATGATATACGATATACCAAATTTTACAGACGCACAGCTTCAAGGAGAACTTAGGTCATCTATCAAATATGCTCAAGCATTATTAGAGGAGATAGACAGAAGGGAACTAGAGAAATAAAAAAATATTTAAAAAAAAGTTATTAAAATTTGTTAATTAAATAAATAGTTGTATATTAGCTGTATATTAATACTAAAACAAAACAAAATGAAAAAAATATATTTAAAAGTAGTTGGTATTTACTCAAATGGAGTACAAGGTGTTGTTTATATTGATGACATAAACATAGCTAGAAATCTTATCCAACAAGTAGGAGATGGTTTTATTGCTACACCAGATGGTATTAAAATACAATAGTAAAATAATAAAAACAAAAAATGATAAAGAAATTCTTACAACAAGACCCAAACAACTGGAAATGGCTAATTAGCTTTTATGTTATAGCTCTAGTATTAACTATACTTTTAACAATACGTTTCTAAACTTTATTAGTTTATTGTTTGTATGCAGTCAGAAATGGCTGCTTTTTTTTTATGTATATGTCAAAAATAGCTTAGAAATTTCGATATATATATATGAAACTAGAAATCAATGTACCTAACGATTTAAAAGAAATCAAACTTCACCAATATCAAAAGTTCTTAAAACTCCAAGAAAAGAGCGTAGATGAAAAGTTCTTAGCTTCTAAGATGATAGAGATATTCTGTGGTTTAAAGCTCACAGATGCTCTTAAAATGAAAGTATCAGACGTCTATGCTATTACTGGAATACTAGGTGATATGTTTAATCAGAAACCTAAGCTAGTAAGAAAGTTTAAAATAGGTGATGTAGAATATGGATTCATACCTGACTTAGACCAAATGAGTTTAGGAGAATACATTGACTTAGATACGTACTTAGGAGATTGGGAAAATATACATAGAGCTATGAATGTTATGTATAGACCTATAAAACACAAATACGGTGAAAAGTACAATATAGAAGAATACGATATAGAGCATCCAGAGAAGATGCAAAATATGCCAATGGATGCAGTATTAAGTTCTGTGCTTTTTTTTTATCATTTAGGAATCGACTTATCGACAGCTATGATGAATTATTTGGAGGACAAACAGGAAACGAATTTAGTGCAATATCTCAATTCGGAAACAAGTGGGGATGGTATCAATCAATTTACGGTCTCGCTCAAGGGGATATTAGAAGATTTAAAGATATCACTCAATTAAAGATGCACGAATGTTTATTAATGCTATCATTTATGAAAGACAAATCAGAAGCAGAAGCAAAGCAATTTAAAAGTAAAATAAAATGAGCCAACAAGGAATAAGAGGATTTTATCAATTAACAGAAACAATAAAAACACAGCTATTATCAGACGATAATGTAAATAGTGTTACTACAGGAGATATAACAGAAATTGATTTATCTAAACAAACTATATTTCCTTTATCTCATATTATAGTAAATAGTGTTAATACACAGGAACAAGTATTGGCTTTTAATATAACAGTAATGTCAATGGATATTGTAGATGTAGATAAAGAAGCAGAGGTAGATTTATTTAGAGGGAACAATAACGAACACGATATATTAAACACTCAATTAGCAGTACTTAATAAACTTGTTATGATATTAAGAAAAGGCAGCTTATATACTACTAAATACCAATTAGAAGGCAATCCAACTTGTGAACCTTTCTTTGATAGATTTGAGAATCAGTTAGCAGGATGGGCGTGTACTATGGATATATTAATTGAAAATGATATTACTATATGCAGTTAAAAGAAACTAAGGACATATTAAACAAATTTGCAAAGTATGTAATACAACAATCACGTACTAACCTTACTAAGGGCAAAAAGAACAGCTCTAAGGCACTTTATAATAGTTTAGATTATGAGTATAGGGCAACTACAAATGGATTCGGCATACAGTTTCTAATGGATGAATATGGTGTTTACCAAGACAAAGGGGTAAGTGGAAAGAAAAAGAAATACAATACTCCTTTTAGTTATAAAGATAAAATGCCTCCTAGTTCTGCATTTGATAAATGGTCAGTAAGAAAAAACATAGCTCCAAGAGATAAAAGTGGAAAGTTCATACCAAGAAAGTCAATAAACTTCTTAATAGCAAGGTCAATATTTAACAAAGGAATTAAACCTAGTTTATTCTTTACCAAACCATTTGAGAAAGCATACAAAGATTTACCAACAGATTTAGTTAAAGGATTTATAAACGATATAGAAATAACAATAGAATGAGTACAATAATAAACGCAAGAAGTCCCTATTATATAAAAGTAGCTCCTGCAACTGGAACACTTACTTCAGCTTCAATGAGCTTATATATATATTCAGGAACTTTTACAACAGACAAACCTGGTTCACCACAGTACACTATAAGTAAAGATATTATAGGAACTAATAACTATGTAATATATGAAATAACAGAACTTATTAGAGATTATCTAAACACAGAGTATGCTAGTTTTGCTACAGACGGAGTGTGGGTAGAAGCAGATATAACATTAACTAAAACATCAGGAAGTGAAACACAGAATTTGGATTATCTATCTTTTGATGGTTATGGGTATTTTGAAGATGGTGTAAATCCTAGAACTTTAACAGACCCAGTAAACACCTTAATAGATTCAACAACTACAGGTACGACCACAGCTTATAAACTAATAGATAGTGTACAGACATTCTTAACAAGCGTACAAATAGGAGATACAGTTTTTAATGATACAGATACAACACAAACAACAATAACAGCTATAGATAGTGATACGCAGCTTTCAATTAAAAATGATATAATGACTACAGGAGAGGATTACAGAATAGTAGGTACTCCAAATTATACTCCTCAATATTTACAATCAAATACTAAGATATATTTCAAACAAGGTACTGATATAGTATTTCCTGTATTTGCAGAAGCAGCTCCTTTGATTGAGTTTATAACAGGTGGTGGAGCAGATGTGTTTTGGGAACAAGTAGAAGATTTCTGGAACTTATATGACGTTAGTTGGGGAAGTACAATAAACGATATACAAGTAAATGATTCATCTGATTCTACACAAAAGATTATATATATAAGAGTAAGTCCTACAACATCTCTAGTAAGTGGAGATACAATAACAATAACAAGCTCGGTAGGAACATCACAAGTAACAACCATTACACTAGAAGCAGTATGTGAACCTAAATTCCAAGAACTACAAGTAATCTTTTATAACAAGTTTGGAGCTTTACAGATTATGCCTTTCTATAAAAAGTCAGTAGATAGTATAAATACCAAATCTGATAATTACAAAAGAAACTTAATGGACTTCACAAACGACCCAACATACAATACTGAGAAACACCAAATAAGACAGTTTCACGTCACAGGAAAAGAAGCCATAACAATGAACACAGGATTCATACAAGAGAGTTTTAACGAGGTTATAAAACAAATGATGCTAAGTGAACAGGTGTGGGTAGATAATGGCACAGAAGTACTCCCAATAAGTTTAAACACGTCAAGTTTACAATTTAAGAAATCAGTAAATGATAGATTGATTAATTATACAGTAGATTTCCAATATGCGTTTAATAAAATAAATGATATTAGATAATGCAGAATATTCAGCTATATATTGAAGGCAATAGAATGGATATGTTCAAAGACGAATCTGTTTCGTTAACACAGACAATTCAAAATGTAAGAGACATAGGTAAGATATTTACAAACTTTACTAAGACCTTTTCACTACCTGCATCTAAAGACAATAATAAGATATTTAAGCATTATTACAATTATGATATAGTCAATGGATTTGATGCAAGAATAAAGAAGAACTCCACAATAGAACTTAACTATATGCCATTTGAAAAAGGCAAGATAAAACTAGAAGGAGTAGATATGAAGAACAACAAGCCATATGCTTATAGAATTACGTTCTTTGGAAACACAGTAGATTTAAAAGATTTATTAGGAGAAGACAACTTAGATGCTTTAACGTGGCTAAATAACTTTACTATAGATTATGACGCTACTGAAGTATTATTAAGATTGCAATCAGGTTATGATAAAGTAGTTGATAGTGTTACTTACTCAGATTCTATTATAGCTCCTTTAATATCACATTCACAAAGATTGTATTATGATTCTACAACACACGTTGCAGATACTCCTAACTTAGCATATCATACTGGAGGAGGTACTCACCATCACGGAGTATTGTGGTCTGATTTAAAATATGGAATAAGAGTACACTTAATTATAAAAGCAATAGAAAACGAATATGGATTAAGTTTTTCTACAGATTTTTTCAATACAACAAATGACAGGTATCACAATCTATATTTATGGATGCAAAGAAAAAAAGGGAATCTAATACAAGACGACCAAACCTTTACTTCACAAGTTACTGGCTTTGCAGCTACTCCAAGTCCTGTTTACGTATCTAGTGATATACTAGGACAAACATTAACAGTAGAAAGAAAAATTACTAATATTAGTTTAACAACGCTAATGAGTGATACTTCTGTAACGTATGATGTACTTATATTTAGAAACGGTAATTTATTTTCTTCTGTTGTTGGAATAACTGGAAACCAAACTGCTTTAGATATGATTTTTATAGGTTCTTTAGAAGATGGTAATTTAACTGTTTTTGTTAGAAGTAATAGTTCTGTGACCTTTAATACATTTACTTTAGGGTTTGATGATATATCAACACCTGCAGAACCTAATGAACAAACAATATCAGCAACTAATATATCAATAGTACAAATTATACAATTCCAACCTACTCAAAATGTACCTGAAATTAAGGTTATAGATTTCCTTACAGGACTATTCCGTATGTTCAATCTAACTGCATTTACACAAGATGATGGTACTATCAAAGTAGAAACTTTAGATAACTTCTACGCATCAGGTACAAGCTATGTAATAGATGATTACGTTGATATGGAACAAAGTCAAGTTGATTTAGCTTTACCATATAAAGAAATATCATTTAGTTTTAAAAGCACTAAATCATTATTAGCATCAGTATTTAATCAAATAAACAACCGTGAATGGGGGTCTTTAAATTATGATAATAGTGAAGCACTTGACGGAGGTATATATAAGATAGAAGTACCTTTTGAACATATGCAATATGAGAGATTAACAGACGGTACAGGTGGAACTATCAAGAACGTACAGGTAGGATATATGATTGATGAAAACTTAGACCCAATAAAAGGAGAACCATTATTGTTTTATGCAATATATAATAACTCTAGTCCACAAACTATATCTTTCTTGCCAGATGCTTCTAATGAAACAGAAGTTCCTGAATCAAGTTATACAGGTTATTATATACCAAGTAATTCAGTTGCATTAGATTCTAGTACAGACGATACTGCTTTACACTTTGGATTAGAAACAAACGAATGGCAACCTAGTGGTAACTTCTCTGGTACTTTATTTGAGGATTTATATAAAACATATATACAAGATGTATTTAATACCAAAAGAAGATTAACAAAAATGAAAGCGTTTTTACCATTGAAGATATTAAGAAACTATACTCTTGCAGATAGATTCATAGTAAGAAACAGAAGTTACAAAATAAATAGCATAACAACAAATTTAAAAACAGGAGAAAGCCAACTAGAATTATTAAACGAAGTATGATAAAAAATATATTAGAATTACTCCAATTAGTAAAAGGAGATACAGAGAATATAAGAATAGCACAAGGCAAGTACAAACTTCCTGAAACATTTAGGGAAACATTTAAACAAATAAAAACAGAAATAAAATGGCTCAAAAAGTAGTAATAGATTTAGAAGCTAAAACGGATGCAGCAGTTAAAGAGATTGCTCAATTAAAAAAAGAAATAGGAAAGCTTAATAAAGAAGTAGCAGCAGGTAATAAAGATACCAAAGAAGGTTTGAAGGATGTAGAAAAAGCATCTAATAAAACTGCAGGAGGTATTAAGAAAATAGGAGGAGCTTTAAAAGCAGCAGGAATTGGTTTAGCTATTGCTGCATTTGCTAAGTTTACTGAAATATTAAATCAGAATCAAAAAGTAACAGATTTCTTTTCTACAACATTTGAAGCATTATCTATAGCATTTAATGATTTTTTTAGTTTTATAGATTCCAATGCAGGAGTTATTATTGACGCTTTTAAGGGTTTATTTAGTGACCCTGTACAATCAATAAAAGATTTTGGAAGTGCTATCTATGATGGCTTAGTAGTTAGATTTGAACAGTTTAAAGAAACTTTAGGTTTTGTAGCTAAAGGAATAGGAGATTTGTTTAAAGGTAACTTTTCAGATGCCGTAGATAGTTTTAAACAAGCAGGAAAAGAAAGCATTGACGTTATTACAGGAGTTGATAAAAGTTATGAAGAAGTAACAACAACTATAGGAGAATATGTTAAAGGAACTATAAAAGCAGCAAAGTCAAATGTAGAATTAGAAAAAAGCGCACGACTTGCTGAAGCAGCTAATCAGGGCTTAATTGAAAAGTATGATAGACAAGCAGAACAATTAAGACAGATAAGAGATGATGAGAGTAAAAGTTTTGAAGATAGAATCAAAGCTAATGAAGATTTAGGTAAATTACTTGATGAACAAGAAACAGCTATGAAAGCTAATGCTCAAGCAAGAGTTAACCAAGCTGCAGTTGAACTTGAAAAAAATAAAGAAAATATTGATTTACAAGTAGCATATAGAGAAGCACTTAATGAACAGGCAGGAATAGAAGCACAAATTACAGGGTTTAGAAGCGAACAACAAACTAATACTAACTCACTATTAAGAGAACAAAAAGATTTACAAAATGAATTATCTCTTATTGGTAAAACAGAAAGAGAAATAGAACGCATAGAGTTGTTACAAGATTATGATGCTAAGAAAGCTTTAATAGAAAGAGAGATAGTTGATGAGGAAGAAAAAAACGAAATGTTAGTAGCATTAAAAAAAGATTATGATAATAAAATAAATAATCTTAACGAAGAATCTTCTGATAATGAAATTAAGTGGGCAAAGATGACAACTGACCAAAAGTTGCAATATGCTCAACAAGGTTTAGCAGGATTAGCAGCTAATTTAGGTAAAGAAACAGCAGCAGGAAAAGCAGCAGCAATAGCATCTACTTTAATATCAACTTATCAGGGAGCGCAAGACAGTTATAAATCTCTTGCAGGTATTCCAATAATTGGCCCTGCTTTAGGTTTTGCAGCAGCAGCAGCAGCAGTTGCGGGTGGTATGGCACAAGTTAAAGCAATATCATCAACACAAACACCACAAACTGCAGGTTTAGGTGGTGGTGGTTCACCTTCTGTGAGTACTCCTTCAACACCTGCACCTCCACAACCTCCTGCATTTAATTTAGTAGGAGCTTCAGGAACTAATCAATTAGCAGAAGCAATAGGAGGACAACAACAACAACCTGTTAAAGCGTTTGTGGTTAGTAATGATGTAACTACAGCACAAGAGTTAGATAGGAATATAGTTGATGGTGCTTCTATAGGATAAAATACAAAATATAAACTTTAAAACGATATATAATTATGAAGATAGTAGAACTTATTTTAGATGAAAATGAGGAGCTAAATGGGATTGAAGCAATAAGCATTGTTGAGAATCCTGCAATCGAAGAAGATTTCGTTGCTTTAAAAAGTGATGAGATAAAATTAGCAGAAGTCAACCAAGAAAAGAGAATCTTAATGGGAGCTTTATTAATCCCTAACAAACCTATATACAGAAGGAGTGGAGAAGATGAATATTATATATACTTCTCTAAAGATACGGTTTTAAAAGCATCCCAAATGTATTTAATGAAAGGCAACCAAAACAACTCAACTTTAGAACATCAATATTCTCTAAATGGCTTGTCTCTTGTTGAAAGTTGGATAGTAGAGGATGATGTACACGATAAATCCAGAAAGTATGATATGAGTGTTCCTGTAGGCACTTGGATGGGTACGGTTAAAGTAAACAACGAAGATGTATGGAAAGATTATGTAAAAACAGGTAAAGTTAAAGGGTTTAGTATTGAGGGGTACTTTGTAGATAAAATGGAAAGACCTAAAGACAAAACTATAAATGACTTAGCAAAGATTGAAGAAGAAGAAGCACAAGAGTTATTATCAACTATTAAAGGAATCATAAAGGGCGATAAAAGAACAAAGAATGGAAAGAAGATGATAATGGAATCATATAACGATTATCCTAATACAGTTAAGAATAATGCTATAAGAGGTTTAGAACTTAACAAAAAAGTAAACAATAAATGTGCTACGCAAGTTGGTAAGATTAGAGCGCAGCAATTAGCACAAGGAAAACCAATAAGTAAAGAAACTATAAAACGTATGTATTCTTATTTGTCAAGAGCAGAAGAATATTATAACGAATCAGATACAGAAGCGTGTGGGACTATATCTTATTTACTTTGGGGAGGTTTATCAGGCAAAAGATATGCAGCTAAAAAACTTAAAGAATTTGGAGAGCTAGAATTAGCTTCAATGGAAGTAAACGAGGATTATGCAATCATAGACGATAGATTGGCTTATTCAACAAAAGAGAAAGCTATGGAAATGGCAAACGACTTAGGATGTGATAAATATCACGAACACGAATACGAAGGTAAGATATGGTATATGCCTTGTGAAAAGCACTCTTTAAAAGCACCTTGTCAATCAGGATATGAACAGTATGGAATGAAAAGAAAAAACGGAAGATTAGTACCTAATTGTATTCCAATAAAATAATTATGGATGATACTACTTATAATGTAAGTCCACAAGGTGGAAACAGAGCTTGTCTTTGTTGGGATAAAGAAACCTATAGTATTGAGTGTTGTGATGGTTCTTTACACGCACAAGGAATAGGAAGTATAAATAGAAACTCATAAAATATATAAAAATGAATCCAATAAGTAAAAAAATTATTAACAAATTATCTCAAGAAGATAAAACAGAACTAAAATCAGAAAAAGTTGAATTGTCTTTAGTTGATGATTTAAAAAAAAGAGGAGATGCTCTATTAAAATCAGTATCAAAGGCAGATAATATTTGGAAAGATTATCAAGATTATTTAAGTAAGGCAGATAAACCATTTTCTAAAATGATAAAAGCTTATAATGATTTAGATAGTGATGTGAAGTTTGCAGAAGGCATAGCAAAAAGATTTGAAAAAGCAGGGAAGGAATTAGGAGTAGATATAAATAACAATAAAGATTTTAAAAATATAGAAAGAAATATAAAAACATCTAAGGATATAATGAACACAATAAATAGTTTCAAAGACCCTTCAAGTTTTCAATAAAATTTAAAAATGCAAAATAATTAACTAAATACGATATATTAATATGAAACCTATGGAAATGTTAAATCAAATCAAAAGTGTTTTAGGAGTAGAACTTTCTACAGAAGAAAAGATAAACCTAGAACAAATGAAACTAGAAAATGGTACTGTTTTAGAAGCAGAATCATTTGAATCAGGACAAGAAGTATTTATCTTGACTGATGACGACAAAGTAGCTTTACCAATCGGAGAATACGAAATGGAACAAGATGGTAAGATACTAGTAGTTGTAGAAGACGGTATTATTTCAGAAATCAAAGACAAAGAAGAAGAAGAAGTTGTAGAGGAAGAAGTTGTTGAAGAAGAAGAATTAAAAGAAGAAGATAAATACGCTACTAAACAAGAACTTGCAGAAATTAAATCTATGGTAGAAGAAATCAAAGAATTAATGCAAGAAGGTAAAAAAGAAGAAATGCACAGGGAAGAAGAATTGATGTCACAAAAAATGACAGAACTTGCTTGTCAAGAAGATGAAGCACTAAAAGAAGAACTTTCAAAACCTGCTTCTGAACCTATTAAACATTCTCCTGAAGCTAAAGAGGAGTTAAACAAAGTTGTTTATTCTAACAAAAGAAATCTAACAACTAAAGACATAGTATATAGTAAAATAGCAAACTTTTAAAATAAAAATTAATAAAACTTAAAATTAAATTAAATTATGGCAACTACAGTTTCAATTACCTCCAGTTATTCCGGAGAATTTTCAGGAAAGTACATCTCGGCAGCTTTGTTAAGTTCACCGACATTAGAAAGAGGAAACATCGAAATTAAACCTAACGTAAAGTTTAAAGATGTTATCAAAAAAGTAGCAACAGATTCTAACGTAATCAAAGACGCTACTTGTGACTTTACTGACACAGCAACAGTAACTTTAACAGAAAGAATCCTACAACCAGAGCAATTCCAAGTAAACTTAGAGCTTTGTAAGAAAGATTTTATCTCAGATTGGGAAGCAATTTCTATGGGATACAGTTCTTTGAATGACAAATTACCTCCAAAGTTTTCTGACTTTATGATTGGTCACGTTGCAGGTCTTGTAGCTGAAAAAAATGAGCAAAACATTTGGGGTGGTGTTAATGGTAACGCAGGTGAGTTTGACGGAATCACAGTATTAGCAGCAGCAGACGGAGACGTTAACGATGCAGCTAACGGTGGTGAAACTGCTTTCAGTTCAACTAACATTATCAGTTTATTAGAAAACGTAGTAGATTCACTTCCTTCAGGAGTATATGGAAAAGAAGATTTAAAAATCTACGTTCCTACAATCGCTTGGCAATCATATATAAGACAACTAGGAGGATACGCTGCAAATGGCGTAGGAGGTTCTGGTGTTGATAATAGAGGTGGATTATGGTACAACCAAGGTAATGCACTTTCTTTCGATGGTATCGAAGTTGTATTAGCTCCAGGTATGCCATCTGACCACATCGTAGCAGGACAAAAATCTAACATTTACTTCGGTACAGGTCTTTTATCTGACCACAACGAAGTTAAGTTATTAGATATGGCTGACCTAGATGGTTCTCAAAACGTAAGAGTAGTGATGAGATTCTCAGCAGGTGTACAATACGGAATAGGAAGTGACCTATCTTTATTGACACTAGCTTAATAAATTGTTTAACATAGAGGGGTAGGTGGGTTAAACCTACTTACCCTTTCTTATAAAAATTATAATAATATGGCTTGTACATTAACAACAGGAAGAAATATACCTTGTAAATCATCAGTAGGTGGACTTAAAACAGTTTACTTTGCTGATTATGGTCTTACTGTTACTGATAATTCTTCAGATGCAGAAAAAGTAGATATAGGTGGAACGCCTGACTTTTTTCAATACGACCTTAAAGGTAGTTCATCTATGGAAACAGCAGTAAACAGCTCAAGAGAAAACGGTACTACTTTCTTTGAAACAACTTTAAATATTTCATTACAACTATTAGATAGTAAAACACAAGAAGAATTAAAAATTATAGCTTTAGGACGACCACAAATCGTAATAGAGGATTATAATGGTAATTTCTTTTTAATGGGTAGAGAACACGGATGCGAGGTATCTGGTGGCTCATTCACAAGTGGAGCTGCTATGGGAGATGCAAGTTCATTCTCTCTTTCTTTAACAGCTCAAGAAGTATCAGCTCCTGCATTTTGTGCAGATTCTACTGATATTACTGACAATGTAAATGCAGCTAAGATATCACCTGCAACTCCTAGTAACGGATAATAAATAATTAAGTTAAAAATTAAGGGGACTATATGTCCTCTTTTTTTTTGCTTATAACACAAAATATCGTTTTTTTTTCGATATATAAGTATGAAGAAACTTACTACAAGTGCATCTGCTCAAGTTATAAAGATTATACCTAGAAGTTATGTTACTTCTGCAACTACTTTGAATGTAAGAGATGATTCATTAAATGATGAATTTAGTTTTACTGTAACACCAACAATAGATGGCAATTATTTAAGTATTTCTAACGCTTATACATCTTCAGGAAATTCAATATTAAAAGAGGGTAGAACATATGACTTAGAATTGTTAGACACTTCTTCTAATATAATATATAAAGATAAAGTATTCTGTACAGACCAAACTATAAACCAAGGTAACAATGATTATTATTCTATTAATGATGGTCAATTTACTTTTGATAGTACAGCAGGTTCTCACGATAACGATTACATAATAATATGAACGATTTAAGAATAGTAAATTTAAGTACTTACACAAGTCCTAAAATAAAAGAAGTTAGCAATAGAGATTGGATTTCTTACGGAGAGGACAATAACTACTTCCAATATCTTATAGACAGGTACAACGGAAGTCCAACAAATAACGCTATAATTAATGCAGTATCTTCTATGATATATGGTAAAGGATTAGATGCAACTAATTCAAGTAAAAAACCAGAACAATATGCACAGATGATTTCATTATTTGACAATGATAGCGTAAGAAGATTATCATATGATTTAAAATTAATGGGTCAATGTGCTATACAGGTTATTTATTCTAAAGATAGAACTAAGATAGCACAGATTGAGCATATGCCAGTAGAAACACTTAGAGCTGAGAAGTGTAATGAAAAAGGAGATATAGAGGGGTATTATTATTGGAAAGATTGGAATAAAATCAAACCTTCTGATAAACCTTTAAGAATACCTGCATTTGGGACGAGTAATGAAGCTATAGAAATACTATATGTTAAACCATATCGTTCAGGATATTACTATTATAGTCCTGTAGATTACCAAGGTGGTTTACAATATGCAGAGTTAGAAGAAGAAGTATCTAATTTTCATTTAAACAACATCTTAAATGGTATGTCTCCTTCTATGTTAATTAACTTCAATAACGGTACTCCTAATGCAGAGGAAAGACGTCTTATAGAACAAAGAATATATAATAAGTTTAGTGGGTCAAGTAATGCAGGTAAGTTCATATTAGCTTTTAATGATAATGCAGAAAGTGCTGCAAGTATAGAACCTGTACAACTTAGTGATGCACATAACCAATACCAATTCTTGTCTGAAGAATCAACTAAAAAGATAATGGTAGCTCATAGGGTCGTTTCTCCGATGCTTTTAGGTATCAAAGACCAGTCAGGGTTAGGAAACAACGCAGACGAGCTTAAAACGGCTTCTACGTTAATGGACAATACTGTTATACGACCATTCCAAAACCTTTTAATAGATGCCTTTGATAAAATCTTAGCTTTTAATAGTATATCACTTCATTTATACTTCAAGACATTACAACCTTTAGAGTTTACTGAAATTAAGCACGTAGTAGATGAAGAAACAAGAGAAGAAGAAACTGGAGTTAAATTAAGTGAAACTTTAAATGACAAAGAACATTCTGAAATAGCAGATGATTTAATTTCTATTAGTGATGAAATGGGTGATGATTGGATTCTAATTGATGAAAGTATTGCAGGAGATAATGAAGATGAAATTAAAAACTACTTTGAATTTGCTACAGTTGTTACAGGAGATGCAAGAAAAAAGAGCAAACAAGATTCAAGTTTATTTAGAATAAGATATGCTTACGCAGGTGATATAGAATCTAATACTAGAGAGTTTTGTAAAAAAATGGTAAATGCTAGTAAAGCAGGTAAGGTATATAGATGGGAAGATTTACAAGGACAAAAAGATAACAATCCTGGATTTGGTGTAGGAGGTAGAGAGAAAATGAATATATGGCTTTATAAAGGTGGTCCAAATTGTAAACACGTTTGGCTACGTAGAGTTTATTTAAAGAAAGGTAATAAGAAAATATCTGTAGGTAAAGCAAGAAAAATAATATCTAGTTTACCATTAGATGATAGAAAAGAGGCAAGATTTGAAGGACCTTCTGCTGCTAAAAAATATAAGAATCCTAAAGAAGTAGCACAAAGACCTATAGATATGCCAAACAATGGTTATAAAAATCCAAGATAAAGATATTAAATATGGCAACAGCATTATTCATAAAACCAATAGACATAAAAAGAAACACTATCATAGATGGTTCAGTTGACGTAGATAAATTTATTCAATTTATAAAAATAGCTCAACAGATACACGTAAGGAATTATTTAGGTTCTGATTTATATAACAAGATTAGTAGTGATATTATAGCAGATAGTTTAACAGGAGATTATTTAAGTTTAGTAAACACTTATATACAACCTATGCTTATTCACTTTGCTATGGTAGATTACTTACCTTTTGCAGCTTACCAAGTAAAAAACGGAGGAGTATTTAAACACTCATCAGAAAACAGCGAAACAGTAAGTAAAAATGAAGTAGATTATTTAGTAAATAAAGAAAGAGAATTTGCAGAATATTATACAAGACGCTTTATAGATTATATGGCTAATAATCAAAATTTATTTCCTGAATATACAAGTAACACTAATGAGGATATTAATCCTGATAAAGATGCAACATTCAACGGATGGGTATTATAAAGAAGATTTACAAACCAAAAGAGGGGAACGTAAAGAAATTATTAACTTATTTAAAAAGCAATAATGGCTACATTAACAAGCACGAAAATAAAAAACACCTATGATGCGTTATTAAAGTCAATAGACAATGATGCAATAGGTTCTACAGCAAAACAAATAACAGACGGTTTAGGAAATACAACGCCATTATACGTATCAACAACTCAAGTGGGTATAGGAGTTACTCCAGAATCAGGATTAAATCTACACGTTTACGGAGATGCAAAAATAGGAAGCAATTTAACTGTAATAGGAAATCTAGTAGTTGAAGGAAGCACAACAACTGTAGGAACTGACACACTAACAGTAAAAGACCCGTTAATCGTACTAGCTAACAACAACACTTCAACAGACGCAGTAGATATAGGTTTTTATGGCAAATATACACCTGCAGGTACTACACTATACTCAGGGCTGTTTAGAGAAGCTCTAACAGGCAAATACAGGTTATTTAAAGGATTACAAATAGAACCAACAACTACTGTAAGTATATCAGGTACAGGATATGATAAAGCAGATTTAGTTATAGGTAATATAGAAA